AAGAGGAACTAAAGTCTCTTGTAAAAAAATACTTTCACCTTGAAGATAAACAACCAGAACAACCTTTGACGGAAGAAACACAGAACTTTTCTGAAGCAAAACTGCAAGATGGAACAATAGTCACAAACATGACTGATGCTCCTTTTGAAGTTGGGCAAGTTTTGCATGTTATCACAGAGAGCGGAGAGCATGTTATAGCGCCGACAGGGGAACATCTTCTTGAAGACGGGACTTTGGTTGTTATCAATGAGGAAGGTACTATTACAGGGATCAAACAACCAGACGCAACTGGTGAAGGTTCTTTAGAAGCTTCAAAAGAAGAAATGTCAGAAGAAACTCCAGCTGAAAATGCTGAAGAAAAAACTGAACTTTCTGAAGACGAAGAAACTGAAGAAACTGAAACTCAAGACGAGGAAAAAACAGAAATGGCAGATCATGAAACTACTGATGAAGAAACTTCTATGGAAGAGCACGACATCAGAGAAGAGATTGTATCAGCTATTGCAGACGTAGTTCAGCCTGAGATTGAAGCCATGAAACAAAAAATGGCTGAAATTGAAGAAGCTATGAAGGAGCACTATTCAAAGACTCCAGCTTCAGAACCAACTGTTGAATCAAGATTCTCCAAGATTCAAGAGGTTAAGAACGGAGAAAAGAAAGGATTAAATACCTTCAATGCTAAACAAAAGCAAATGGAGATGGTCCTGTCAAATCTAAAATCAAGAATCAATAACTAACCTTAAATTTTAAAATTATGAGTTTAAATGTATCAGCTTTAGCTGACTGGTCAAATAGCACGGCCGGCGAAATGATCGTCAGAAGTGTCTATGAAGGACAAACTACATCGATTCTGCCTGTCAAAACAGGTGTTAAGCACTCAACTCCATTAAACATCTTTGATGTGGATCTTGTTATCCAAAATGGAACTTGTGTATCTACACCTTCAGGTTCAATGATAGCTACAGATAAGCAATTAACTGTAACTCCAAGAACTTCTTTTGACGGACTATGTTTGAAAGACTTAGATACTAAGTATTTAGGTATTTCTGCATTAGAGCCAGGATCATATAATGAAACTTTTGCCTTAGCTAACGCTTATGGTGAAATGCTTGTTAACCAATTTGCCAAAAAGAACGATGAGTTCTTATGGAACACAGATTCAGGATCTGCACAAGGTCTTGGATACTTAACTTCAGGAAGTAACACAGGAGTAGTAACTCCTGCAGCAGCAAACATTCCATTTGTATCTGCAGACGCACTTTTTGTAATCGATACACTTATCGAAAACTTAGATGCTGATGTAGCAGATAGAGATGACCTAACAGTATGGATGTCTGTAACAAACTTCAGAAAATATGTTACCGCGCTTCGTAGTGCTAACAATTTTTATTTCGATCCAGGATCAATAACTAACAGATCAGGAATCTTAAGCATGGCTTATCCATTCCAAAATGTTAAAGTTGTTGGAACAACTGGACTGCAAGGAAGTGATAGAGTTTGTTTAATGCCGGATGCATATGCAGTGGTAGGAACAGACCTGGAAACAGATTTAACTGATTTCCAATTATTCTACGATATCAACTCGGATCAGCTAAGACACAGAATTTCAACGAAATTAGGTGTAGGTTTGGCATTTCCTGAATACGTGGTGTCGAATAACAGAAATTAATATTAACCTTAACTTAAACCTATAACTATGAGTTGTCAAATCACAAGCGGAAGAAGCATTCCATGTAGACAGTCCTTGGGAGGTATAAAAAACATTTATATTCTTTCAGGATCTGTAGCAGGAACAACAGCATCATCAGGAGCAATATCAGACATTTCTGGTTCAGGGATCTTTTACAAATTTTCTTTAGAGAAAGGAGTAGGATCTTGGACAGAAACGCCAACACCAAGTTTGGATAATGGAACGATATTTTATGGAGAAGCTGTAGAAGTTTCTTTCCACAAAATGGATGCAGCACTCAGGAACCAAGTTAAGGTGCTCGGAGAAAATACAACAATGAGAATTGTGGTAGAAACTGAGCAAGCGTCCACAGATTATTCCGGCCGATTCTTTTACATCGGTGAAAACAGAGGATGTTATTTAACTGCGGGGTCTGGAACCACTGGTGTGGCTCTAGGCGATGCTAACGCCTATAGTTTAACGCTATCGGCTGAAGAACCTTTCCCAGCACAAGAAATAACAACAACTGGTAACCTTACGGATGCCTTAACTGGTATAACTGTCAGCTAAATTAACAAAAGAGTAAGAG